CCATGCGGTTTATTGTTTCTAAAGGCAAGTTTTTGCCACCTGCAATATCTCTAGCCCTAGCAATACCTATCTCAGTGCCACCTCTGCCAAACTCTCTGCGCCAATCAAGTCCTCTTTGTGCCTCTGTTTTCATTGCGGTTGTAGGCGTAAAACTCTCGGCTCTATTTTGATTTTGCATTGCCCACCTGTTGCAATAATAATCGGCCTGCACATTATCATCCCATAGATCACAATAGCCTGCTTTGTAAAAATAACAATTAGCACAATTACGACCTTCAGGCACATCATCACTAGATGCTGGTCTGTAATTATCAGGCAATTCCCTAGTGCCATACTCTGAAATGTTAATTGCAGTTAATTGATCTTCTGCCTGAGCCTGAGTTTTATGGCAACCTAATACTTCATTGGTTGCATCTTTAACAACTGCATAACCTTCGCAATCCGGATGATTACTTACTACGCTGTATGGCATTTAATATTTTCCTTGCTTCATCTAGTCTAGGTGTTAATTGTGGTTGGCCTTCACGCATCCCTGTGATAGCGGCTAATTCGCCATAAGCACCAAAAGTAACAAGCGATACTTCTGCTAAATGTGCTTTAAGCCTTTCCATTACGCCATCCGGCCTTTTTCTGTTTTTAATTGGCATAAAGCCAACAGATAATTGATCCAATGCCCCATCTTTAACTAACTCTAACGCTTCATCACCTTCACGCGTTTTTGAGATTTTGAACTCAGCATAAAGCCCATCATCTGTTTCCCTTAATAATGTGGCACGGCCTAAAACATTATTCTCGCCATGACCTCTAAGAAGTTTAACCCGGTGCGGTGCTTTAATTACTTCTGAAAAAACACCTTTTCTAAAAACTTCAATCATGGTGCTAGTAATGCGCTGTTCTTTGTTGTAAGGCACGGCAATACCAAAAATGGTACGGCCATCACTATTGGCACGCAACTCTAAATTAACAGAGTAATTTCTATTTTCCATTTTTTCATCAGGCATAGTTATTATCCTCTACTGTATCTTCTACATCATCTTGTAATGAAGTTTCAACTTCAGGGTTTATATCTTCTTCTTCGTGATCCATAGGATCAAGGTTTTCATAATCTCTTACTTCATCAACGGTTAAAAAGCCATTAGATAACGCAACTGCATAAGCATCATATCTACTTGCCGTATCTGTTTTTAATAATGATTCATATTCAAATGCGGCTATTTGACCGCGAACAAGTAAATCAGAAAATGCCGCTTCTATTCTTTCGGCTATTGGTTGTATTGACCATTTAACCAATTGTAAATTTTCTTGTTCAACATTTGAATAGGTACGGCTGGAATTAGGTGAACCTAAGAAGTACGGTGGCAATCCTAAAATATTTGCCGCTTCTGTAAGTCCGGCTGTTTGTGCTTCTACTAATTGTGATTCTGCCGCATTGCTACTTAACACTTCAAAATCAGTTGTTGAGTTCATTACAACAGGTGATCTATTGCGTGATGAATACATTGCCATCCAAGCGTTTTTCAGTGCATCCGCTTCTTCCTGAGTTAAATCAGGATTAGCAGATTTAATAACGGCGGTAGGATTCACGCCACCATCAAAGTATCTTGATGCGTACTCATTGATAGCAATCTCTTTACCTAGTGCTTGTTTGGCTACGGCAAGAATACCTTTACCAACTAAATCACCTGGCATTGTAAAATTTTTAATGTGCATAATCTCTGATTGATCATAAGATTTTTCATCAATCTTGTAAGTGATGCGACCATTTGCTTTTGATACTTCAACGCGATCCGGTGATACAGGATAAATTGAATCAGGTAATCCATTAGCACCGGGTTCACCTAATACTGCAATGTAATTACCGTGAACAATTAAAGCGGCGGCCATTGCGCTAATTGTTTCCATTCTTGTTTCATTTGGTACTGGTCGCATTAGTATTTGTGGCGTAGGCACTACCTTGCGCTTGTTGCGATACGCACAAAGTGGCAACGCACCAATAGCATCACTAATTAAAGTTATGCCGCGATAAATGGCAGGTATTCCCAACGCGGTATTTTGATCTACATAAGTACCTGCCCAGTTACCTTCAAAGAATCGGCCAACGCGACCTAAAGAATCAATATACCCTTGTGAGGTATAAACCATTGATGGCTGTATTTGTCTTTTGAGCAATCGGCCTAGCATTATTTACCTCTGTTTTCCAAAGCAATACCAAATAAAACTAAAAACACACCTGATAATATTACTGCCACTACCGGGTAAAATGTTGCGACACCTGCAACTATTAGAAAAGAACCTACAACTTGTAAAACTGATGGTAAGTATTTCATTAGTATATTTTACTCCTTGCAACCGGCTGATCTTTTATTTTTGTTACCACTCCATACCGTGCCAGTGTAACGGCTACAAGTGGTGTTATGTTAGTTGTGCTTTGGCGATTCCATGCCCAGGAATCACCTAACGGCCTTTTGGTTGAACCTAATATGGCTGATCTTAAATTTGGATCATCTAAGTGGCATATTGTTTTTGCTTGTACTGCATCATAAAAAGAACCACATGCCATAGCGTAATCGCGTAGATGTATAGACATAACTCCAATGTTTTGTTTTTCTAACTCAACAATCAAGGATGCGGCAGGTGATCCTGTATCAATTACTACTTTGGTGTTATATCTCTTACATAACTCAACTAAGCGTGGCAATACCCATGATGTGCCTTCTTTAGATTCTATTAACTCCAAAGGCGTAAAATCTCTTACAAGGCCGGATGCGCCTATTGATGCCCGATCACGCTCACGCGATATATCAACGCCAAACACTATTTGATTGCCAATTGTAATATCGGTTCTAGCCAATGAATCCCATATTTCTGTGTTAATAACCTGTACAGCATCCCTAGATGGCCAAACATTCAACCATTCCTTTGTAAATATCTCAGGGCTATTAGTTGCCGCCGCTTCTTTAACTGCATCTAGCAAAACACCCTTTTCTTCATGTAATGATGGAATTGCCTGATACCAAACATCTTGATCTAAGTAATCAAAATCATCCTCACTAGGACACCATTCAAACCATGCAAGTTTGTTTTGTGGTTCGGCAATTTCCCTATGACCCATTTCCCGGTAATGCTCTAATAACTCAGATTGGTTAGGCCTACCCGCGTTTGATAGAATCCATAACTGCCCATTACGCTTTGTTGCAAGGGTTGGTTGTAAATTAGCAATCAGTGATAGCGGATGGGTTAATGCTTCATCAATAACCATTAAGTTCAAACTTAAACCGCGTGCGCCTTTATCGTTAGGTGTAACAATTCCATAGGTTGATCCATTCCGCATGTAAATCTTTTCACTGCCATTAACTCTTGAAATCCTAGCAATGCGTTTTGAGAATTTAGGCGATAGTTGAAAACTTAATACATGTTCTTCCCATTTACCTTTAGCCATATTGCGATCCTGGGCAGTGTAAGCAACATGCCTTTTAGGTTGCAGTAATTCATAAGCAATACGCGTTTCAATCAATTTTGACTTTCCATTTTGCCGGCCTACTTGCGCGGCCACTGTACGGTATTTGTATAAACCAGTTTCATCTTTTTCTAAACCTACATCTGCTACATAGCGTTGCCAATCAAATAATTCAAAACCTAACAATCTTGCAACCTGGGCTAATTTGTCACCTTCTGTATCCCATGCTTGATCTCTTAATGATGCCCATCTAGGCTTACATAAGATTTTATTCAAACAAATCATCCTCATCAGGTAATGCACATGAATCCCAAATTTCACGCAACTCTTTAGATATAGATGGGATGGTATGACCACCTTTACCGGATTCTTCAATACGATCCCAGGCGCGTGCAAGGCCTAACAACATTTCTCGCTTAACCGTATCAATATCATTACGGCCTGTAATGGCTTTAACCATTGCAGTAGTGTGCCGGCCTAACTTCTTTTTAGGCTTACCACTTGCGACTATTTTTAATTGCTTTGCGTTTTGCATTTCCATATTTAGCCCCCCTTGAATAGTTACAAGTCGCACATGATGGCCTTAATGAACCCACCCAAAGTTCCGGTGACGGAAAGGAATCAATGGGTGGTTCATGGTCTAGCGTGGTTGCGACAGCCTTTTTACAGTAAAAACATTTCGGCTTTTGAGCCAAAACAACTTCTCTTATTTTTTTGTAATTCGCGTTATATTTTCTACTATTTAGAGTTTTCATAAAAATTATTTATTTTTTTCTTCACAGTTTTGGCTCTCGCGGGGAGAGAGAATCGCAGCAC